TTTAGATAAATCATCTATAATTAATTTTTTAGTATTAGGTATTAAAAACTGTGGTTCTGAAAATCCAAAACTTAAAGCAGCTCTATTTCCTGCTGATAAACCTTTATCTGTTCTTATTCCTCTTGCTTTTACTTGATCCCAATAACTAGGAGCAAGTGTATTCATTACATAAGTATCTGGATCTGTAATACCATCTGCGCCTGTAGGATATTTTATATCAGTTCCTTCTTCTAATTTTTTAAAAGTATCTATTCCTAATTTTTTATCAAATCCATCTAAATTATTTGAATCATCAGTTATAGTTCTAAGTCCTTGAGATTTTAATTCAAATATAGATTGAGGTGTTTTTTTACCTTTAAGTAAATCTTGAGCATCTTGAACGGAGTATCCACCTTCTCCTACAAGTCTTTCTATGGTAGAAACTTCTTCTTGAGTAAATTCAGCCATTTTATTTTACAGGTTTTCTACTTTGATTAAATTCTTTTAAAATTTGATCTCCTATTTGTTTTTGCTGAATTACATCTTTTTCTCTAGTTTCTCTTATAGAAGAATACAAATTAATATCTTTATCTTTAGGAATTGTTGGAGATATTTCTTTATAATATTTAGCTGTAGATAATTGAAAATTAGTAGCTTGTTTAGGATCATCTATACCATATAATTTTTTAAGTATTTCAGGATTAACTAATTTTTCATTTTGTTCTTTTAATTGAGCTTCTGACATTTTTCTTGAATCAAGTTTAGCTTGAAGATTTCCTGGATCTTTTTTAAGAAGATCAAAATATGTCTTAGCATTTAAATCAGCAAATTCATCAGTAGCTTTTTGAGAAGCTATTAATCTTGTTAAAGCTTCACCTGTTAATTTTCCACTACCAAATCCTTTAAATAATTGATCTAAATCTTTTTCTGATACTGGATATAAATTTTTAGCATATCCAATTGCCGCCTGAGTTGTAAGAGAATTTAATTGTTGTTGAAATACAACTTGATCATTCATATTCATTGCATTAATATCTTTACCCGCATAATCACTTAATAATTGATTATATTTATTTTGATCTTCAGGTTTTAAAAAAAGTAAAACTTCTTTTACTGGAAGTAAAGCATCCTGAACAAGTCCTGTCGGAAGTGTTTGACCTTTAGTTGCTGCAGCTTTCATTAAATCAAATCTTGCTTCCAATGCATTTTTCCCTGTAAATCTTACATCTTCTGATTTTTGAAAATTCTCAATATCTTTTTCCATAGCTTTTTCAGATGGAGAAGCATACATTCTATTAGGACCTTGTAATGCTTTTTTCATAGATGCCATAGCTTTTACTTCTTCTATATCTAATTTTCTTGTTTTTTGTCTTTGAGCTACATCTTCAGAAATTACATCAGTTACGTTTTTAGCTATTTGTCCTAATGGACTTCTAGCTTCAGTTAATGGTTTATAACGAGAAGCTTCATCTATAGTTTTTAAAGATAGCATAAGAGCAAATCTTCTCTTAGGATCATTATAAGTTTCTTCTATTCTATTAGGAAAGTCAGTTGCAAAGTTCTTTAAAGATTTACCTACATAACTTCCAAAATCTGAAAGAGTTCCAGTAAATCCTTTATCTTCTTCTTTATTTCTTTCAACTGCTGCTTGTGTTTCTTGATCAGCTTGAACTTGTGATCTTAAAGCATCTTCACCTTTTAATACTGTACCTGCTTTTACTTCTTCAATAGTAGAAGTGGGAACTGTATTAGATAATCCATCACCCGTATATACTTCAATTTTTTTATCTTCTTCCATTTAATTAACTCTTTTAAATTCAACATCTACTTTAGAATAATCTACCATTAAATATCCATCTGTATTAAAGATAGAAGCATGAGGTACTTCATGAGCCATAACACCTTGATAAACTTTATCATCACCATTATAATTAAATGTATATATATTAATACCTGATGGAGATTTTCCAATTAGATTTATATTATTTTTTAAAGCTATATCTGACATTGCATAAATAGATCCAATTGCTCCTAAAGCTCCTGTAACTTGACCAAATGGACTTGGACCTTGCATTGGTGTAGAAGTATAACCTGTTCTTTCTTCTCCGTAACTTCTAATTGGAGCCCCTGCTAATGCACCAATAACTTGATTAATTTGATTTTGTTCAAATCCTTGTTTTTCTACGAAATCTCTAAATGCTTCAGTTAATCCAGCTTGTTGTATTCCTCTTTCTTGACCTCCAAATTGAGCAAGTCCTGATGAAGCACCCGCAAGAGAAGCAAGTTGAGCTTGAGAAGATCCTAATTGAGAAGCTCTATCAGCCGCAAATCTTTGAGCACCTGACTCGAATCCTGCTTGACGTAATCTTCCTGATACATCTCCTACTTGTCTTAAATATTCTCCACCTAATACACCACGTTGAACTCCTTCACGACCACCTCCAAATGCGCCTGATCCTATAGCTTGACTTGATAAAGCTCGTTGTTGACCTTGATATGCTCTCTCTACATCACCTAACGCACTTGTCACAACTTGATTCTCATAAGGATTCATATATTGTTGTGCCATCGCTGGTGTAAATGTTTGTGCACCAATAGCAGCTAATTGACCTGCTTGTGGTAAAATTTGTTGACTATAAATATCACCCGCCTGTTGTTCTGTTGCAGTAAGCGGAGCTATACGTTGACCTGTATAAGCTTGAAATGGTTGTTGACTTTCAACGTCAGCACGTCTTAAAGTTTTTTCTTGAATTTCTTTAAAATAAGCAGGAATATCATATGTAGTTGTAGATTGTTGTGGTGCCTGTACTACAGTTGTTGATGGTTTAAAAATACTACCCATTGATTATATAAGTTCCTCCAATTACGTCAAATCCAAGTTTTAAAAAAGCAACATGTTTACGTGCTACTTCTTTTCCTTGGAATATTTCACAAATCGCAGTTAAACGATTTGCTTTTGCATATTCTTTCAATACGACCATCATTGAACGAAAGACACTATAGTTTCGATAACGTGGATTCACATGAAGCCATATAGTTCTTAAAAACTTTTTATCACTATACCACGTTTCGTCTATTGTAGCGCCTAATGTTCCTACAATAATATTATCGTATTCTACTACTATAACAAAACTATTTCTAATGTAAAATATAATATTTTCAAGGCTTTTTTTATTATTAGCATTTCCAAAGTTAAAAGGTGCTTCTTTTAACCATGTTTTAAGTAATTCCCGTATATTTACAGCATCAGAGATACGAGCTAGTCTTATTTTATATTTATCTTTTTCCATCAGCATTCACATTTACTCTAAGAGTACCAAATCTCCAGTAATCTCCTAAATCATTAGTTTGTACTCGAATAGCAACTTGTCTACCTCTAGCTCTAACACTACTATACCTAGTTGTAGAATTAGCTACAACATTCGTACTTTCATATTTTGTATCGTTTGGATAATCTCTTGTTCTTAAAGTAATTGTAGCATTACCAACTTGATTTTTAAAATCAGGTATTATTTTATCTATAAAACTAAATTCTTCTCCATCTGCTATATCACCATCACCTGATTCTATATAAGATACGATAGCACTTCCATCAGCATTAACACCATCTTCTATATTATAAAGTAAAGAACGACCTGAAGTTAAACCATTAATTGTACTAATTGTGTTAGCAGTACTATTAGGAAAATAAGTTCCGCCAACTGGAAATTCAGTTACAGCATTATCTTGATATATACTTCTCTCTATAGTTCCAAAATACCAAGAATTTTCACCATAATTAAAAACTACATATTTATCTATTTGATTTGAATTTTCAGAACAATAATACCAAGTTACTTCTGAATAAAAAGCATTAGATCCACAATAAACTTGTGAGTATTGAGTTTTATTAATATCATCAAAGACATGATTAATTACTGGACATTCTATTTCTTGAACGGATCCAGCATATCTAAAAAATTGTCCATCCGCCATCCAATATGCTATATCATTTATTATAATAGTTGCATTTAAACTTATAGCTCCGCAATCGTTACCAAGTTGTCTAAATCCATAAATAAAAGGAGGACCTATGTATGCCATAGAGTGCATTGCTGTATCAGTCCATACTAAAATAGTTCCTTTAGCAGGTTTAGCTGATCTTATTTCGCTACCACCAGATACTCGATATGATCCAGCTGTATTAATTACATTGGGTTG